GGGCTTCACTATTTCAATACTAAGTAGAGCCGCCCCTAGCCAGCCGTAAGATACGGCTTAGGCGTTAGTAACACTCAAGTACGATTTTGCTTCCGTCTCTGAAGCGCACGACTTTCTTTGGTCTAAGAGTACGAGGTATCATATTGCCCCCTATTATATTGCCTTAAAGATGGCTAGGGAAGCTCTACTATTGGTTTTGAGTAGAACGCAAAGTGCCGGTTTCGGCTTCATTAACCCTGAGGTTCACAACTGGGCTTCCCATACTTCTCGCAACTGAAATCCCAGTCCGCTGTTGCAAATGTGGCTCTGCTACTGACCTGATTAGATCCACCGTCGCCAGCACTACACGTTCTACTATTTGTTAAATTGCCCAGGCAGCTCGTTTATGGCTATCGTCGTTGCACGTCATTGGTACCCGTGCCCGCTATTGTCGTCCTTGTCCTGTTGGCCGTTCTTTGGGTGCAACAAACAGACCTTTTGCAAGGGTGTTTGCTCCACGTTCTCTATAAGTCTCCGAAACCGCTTCTTAGGTGCATCAGCCGCTACTGCCGTAGGCCGGGCTGGACTTTATCGTGTTGGTTTCGCTGTCCTGTCGGGGTCACAGTGTCTAAAGCCATGACCTCGATAAACAAAAAAACCGCCAGTTGTGTAACTGACGGTTTCATTTTTCCCTATTTGGCTGGGGGTGAGGGATTCGAACCCCCGATCCTGGGACCGAATTGTCCCTGTTGAGAAAAACTTTTGTCAGTTACGATGTTGTAAGTTGTAAATGTAAAAGTAACTATCTAAATCGTAGCATAAGGATTAATATTTCACAAGAAGATTGTAAAAAATCTTGCACTTATCCACAGTTTACTCTATAATTAGCAATCTCACAGTGTCTACTCCATGACCTCGATGCAAAACACGAGGGCGTGGAGCATGCCGTGCGGCTGCCTCTAGGAAACTAGAGGTTTTGTCGTATATATGCCTAAAACACATTTGCCCAAAAGCTAAACTCGTTAAGAATGTGGGCACAAACCACATCAAACGCAAAATTATTATGAAATAAAAAAGGGTAATAACAACGTCTGAATCTATGATACAGCACATCGTAAAATCTGTGTTAAATATCATGTGGAAGATGGGCAAGATTTAATAATTTGTTCATGATCCGGGGATATTTGGTGCCTCATAATACGAACCGTTAAGGAGGCATATGACGATTTATGAAGCGTTTGACTACACAATTAGGCAGATGGTGGGAATGGGGAGAAAGCCCAAGACCATTAGAAATCTCGTGTCGGCCCGCAACTCTCTACTCAAGAGTGTCCCAGACATTCCTATTCAGTTATTAACTCAAGACCACACAACGCAGTGGAAGGAGGAGATGCTCAGGCGAGGGGATAAGACATCCTCTATCGCCCGGCACATAAGTAGTCTTAGAGTCGTGTTGGCCGAGATGGAGGAACTACGTTTAGACGTACTCAAGCCTCGTAAAATCGACCGTATCAAGGTCATCCGCGGTAGGCAAGAAGTCATAACACCGCGGGAAGTACAGGCCATGATGAACTCGGCCCGCAACTCTCGGGAAAAAGCCATGATAGCATTATTATTCTCACTCGGTTGTCGGCCCAGCGAGATGCTTAATCTAAACAGAGAAGATGTAGTAAGGGACGGCGTAACAATAGCTAATGAAAAGACCGGCCTAGATTATCCGGCATTCATTGCACCATACGCCCGTGACGCCCTCAACGAATACCTGGAGACTCGGAGAGATAGGTTGCGCCCATTATTCATATCGACACAGAGCAGGAGACTAACTCTATCGAGATTTGAACAAATACTCCATGAAGTCGCGGACATAGCGCAGCAGGACTTCCCAGAAATGTGGGAGCGCGACAAGATCATCACACCGTACACATTCAGACGCGGCCACGGCACAGACCTATTCTTAAACGGCGCGAATATTGTAGAAGTACAAGAAGCCTTAGGACATGTAAACATTCAGAACACACGACTATACATAGACATACCAGACGACCGGCATAAGGAAGTGAGGAGTCGATTTCACACTCAATTGAAATAGTGATATGTTGTAGCCATGACAGGCAAACAAAGAGCCATGGTTACAGAACGAAAAAAAGATCTTAAGGCAACTAATGCCGAGATAATTAAACGTGCTGGATACAAAACAAATGACGTGCACACAGCTAGTCAGATATATTTGGAGAACATGAAGAGACCTGAAATAGCGTCAATTTTAAATGACTATGTGAGTAAGGCTGAACAGGGTGTTATTGAGATAGCAGAATATTCCAAGGATATGGGTAAGACCTTCAGTAAGGAAGGTGCAGCGTACGCTAGTGTAGCTCTATCTGCGTACAAGGATGTACAGGATAGGGTTAAGGGTAAGCCCAAACAACAGATGGAGATTACTTCTACCTCTGTTAATTTGAACTTATCTCTTAGGGGATAGGCCATTGCACATACGCTATATGTAGTGTATTGCTCATTGTTCTTGCTCCTTCACCTCTGTTAATGCATGTCGCACAATGTATGATGTACGACACTATATGCATTCCTACCTCTGTTGTATGCCCCCCGGTTATGCTGGCTTTCAAGATACTATCTTCGGTTGTATATAAAAAGCGAAGCGAAGTGGAACATGTGTAAAAGTTCATCCGAACATTTCCAGAAGGAGAATGGCCTAAGGTAAAACAGTTTAAATATTTTTATTTCCTGGTGGGGCCGGGTCAACGGTCACCATTGTATATCACAAAAAATCCATAAACATGTGCAGTTTGAAACTGTTTGTGTTAATGGGTTCTTTTTGTTGTTTAGTCTGTGTCAAACACAAATCTCTAAATCTAAACAACCTAAAGCAAGGACAAGATATGCCTAAGAAAAAGAGAACGTGGACTGCGGAACAGAAACAGGCGGCACGGGATCGCTACATAGCAAGGATGGAGGCTAAGAAAGAGGAAGAGAACCAGCAGTATGAGGACGCTTACCTACTAAACGGCCTTAGCGTGGGAGAGATGCCGCCGGTGGTGGAAGTGTCCCCACCGGATGACTCCGCTCAGGAAAATACCAAGACGGATGATGTGGCCGCGTTATGGGCTTACATCAAGGAACTGGAAAGTCGGCAGTTCTTCCAGCAAGCCCCCCCGGTTCAGCAGACTGCGCAAGTTACATCCCAGGGTATTGTGGGAACGACCGTTAAATACAATGACCCGAAGAGTTACCCGGATCCACGGGACAGGTTATTCCAGGAACCACGCTTAACAATCCAGGGGTTTAACCGGGACTGGTGGGATTTGGAGTGGGCAGTGAGTGCTTTCCGTTGGCAGGGTAAGGATAACTTGTGGTTCTCTGAGCCTAAGTTTGACCTCCAGCTTATTCGGATTGTGCCAGACGAAGAGGGTATGCCGAGCAAGAGACGGTATGTCCTCCATAAGGTTACCCTCTTTGAAGACCCGGACGCTGCTATGCAGGTGGCAAACCAGTATGGACTGGAAGTACCGGAACACCTAGAGCAAGCCTTCTTGGACGAAATGCGCTACCTGCGTATCCGGGATTGGGTTCTAGAATCCTTCTACCCTCCGAAGCCAACCCAACAGAAGATGAACAAGGTTGAGACGGTGATTGGCAACAAATTGGTCGAGGTGTATGAGATTAATTCGGCAGAGTCAACCGAAGTTCCGTTCCAGAATCTAGACAAGAAACTGTAGGTAAGTAATGGGCTACACGCCTTTCCCTTACCAAAATGATGCGCATGCCGCCTTTCTTTTGGATGATTACAAGAGGGGTTTACTTTACTGGAGCCGCCGTACTGGTAAGACCATGTGGTCGATTAACCAGATTATATGGAGTGCCATGCTCAACCAAGGGCAGCACTTTATCGTGTTCAAGGAGTACCAGCAGGCGGAGACGGTTGCCTGGAACCAATACCTACACCTTATCCCGAAGGGGATCATCAAGGGGGAACCGAACAAATCAACCCTGACGGTTAACTTTGAGTACTTTACGGGGAAGATTCAAATGCCGTGGGGGAAGAGCTCCTGCCGGGTGATTGACGACGTACTGACTCATTTCTCCGACTGTGATTGTGTTGAGCTGATTCCTGACTACTCAAAACCACCTGCCTCCCTCCGCTTTCTGGGATCTGATAAGGCTGAGTCCCACCGTGGCAACGAAGCGGTGGGGATGATCTTTGACGAGTACCAAGACCAAGACCCGGAGCCGTGGTTCTCTGTATATTCCAAGTTCTTCGCCCACACCGCGAAGAAGAAGGGCGCAGGTTGGGCATGCTTTATGGGCACCGCCAAGGACAAAGACCACTGGAATGAGATGATTGACCGTGCGCAGCGGGATGACAAGTGGTACTACCAGAAAGTTACCTACCACCAAGTAATGGAAGGATCTCCGGGCATCCCTCCAGGGCTGGGAATCTCCCAAGAATGGGTGGATGAAGACCGCCGCCAGCATGTAGAGGCTGAAAAATTGGGGATTTGGCTACAGGAGATGGAACTTATTCCATTCACCCAACAAGGTGCGGTGTACCCCAGTTTCAACAAGGAAGTCCATGTTGTCAGCCCGGAAGATGTGCCACAAGAGGGGACAGATTACGTTGTCCTAGACTTTGGGTTTGCTGAAGGCCACCCCCTGGCGATGGGATTTGTACGCATTACTAGAGATGACGTGTGGTACCAGTGGGACGAGATACACGGAACGGGCATCCAACTGGAGGACGCGTTGTCTGAGATGCGTTACAAGTTGGGAAACCGGAGGCTGACGGGGATAATCGCCGATTCTGCACGCCCTGACCTTATTGACTGGATGGCTTCACAGGGGTATCCAGTCATCCCGTCCCCGAAGAAGCAAAACTCCATATTGGCTGGTATTGACCTGATGCGGAAACGGATTAAACCCAAAATCCAACTCATCGGACCGCCGAAACCGAACTACTACGTTACCCACAACTGCAAGAAAACGATATATGAGTGGACGCACTACCGCTTCAAGGAGATTAAGGACGAACGCCCGGCTACTGAGCTACCAGAGAAGAAGTGCGACGACATGATGGATGCCCTCCGGTACCTGGAACTGTTCTTCAAGTTCGGGCACCCCGATGTTAGCGAGAAACTGCCAGAGTCTTCTACCCTGAAAGGTCTCAACGGATACGGACTTTTATAACGCTTGTGTCAATACGGCGAGCGCCCTATTTAATGCGCGGTAGCTAACAAAAGAAGACTTATGGCAACCGAAACAAAAAAATACGACGTTCCTGAAGACAAAAAATACCAGTACGAGAAGGACTACGCCTCTGATTGGGATGTGCATTCAAATTATATCCAAGACTTTGACGCATATGAGGCCATGCTCATCTCTCAGGTATACGACTCCGTCTCCCGATCTATTGCGGGGAGTAAGATCACCGACAGCTACGCAACCACTCTAGTAAAAGAACGGGCTGACCGTGTAGCCGCCAAGTGGCCGGAGGGCACAACTGAATCTGTCGGCCGTGCGGATGTAGGTAAAGCAGCCTTTATGGACATTTTGCGCCAGAAGTGGGTGTTCCCGAACGCCAATGCCCAACATCCGTTCAGGGAAAAGATTAACATGTGGGAACTCTACAAGGACGTCTATGGCTACATGCCAATGTTTGTAGATTGGAATGTCTCACCCACTGGATACATCGGCCCCGACTGTTGGTTGTGGAGCCCCCGTAACTTAGTCCCGCAGCAAGGCCGCACCTCTATATCAGATATGGATTACGTGACTGCCCTGACTTGGGTATCCAAGAAGCAGTTGGAGAGTTGGCGCGAGAGTGCAAAAGAAGGTGATGGTTGGGATACCGAAGCTCTAGACTTGCTCATTGAGATGGCCAAAAACGAGCAATCCAACGAGGACATCCAAAAGGATACGCAGGTAGCGCGCACTCGTACTCCTGGATCAGTGCGTAAGGGTATTTGCTTAGCTACTCGTTACGAAGCTGGAAAAGATGGACGTTGGTGTACTTTTGCTCCAGACCACGGATGCGTACAGGTGCGTGACATCCCAAATCCACATAAGAATGGACGTATCCCATTTGTAATCAACTACTCGCAACCTCTCTTCGATTCCTTTTACGGGTTGGGAGAGTTCCAGCGCCAGAAACCCCTGCAATTTGCCCGTGATGGACTCACTAACTTTTACTTCACTGGCCTCAAGAACCAATTAATCCCTCCCCTGGTTGCCAATGCTAACGGGGTAGTCAAGCATACGCTGGACTACAAAGCGGGTGGAGTCATCTTGGAGACTATGGCAAACTCTGTCCGAACTCTGGAAGTTGGCACAACCGGGCTGAACACCTATCAGGCCGCCATGTCCTCCCTAACTGGGCAGATGCTTGCCACTTCCGGTTCACAAAATGCTTCTTTGCCTGCCGCAGATTCGTTAAACCCATCCCAAGGTAAGACCCCAGCCGCTATAGATCTGTACTCTAGCAAGGAAGATTCCCGTGACGGTGCCAACTTGCGGCACCTAGAAGCCGCGATTGAGCAATTAGTTGACATATTCAACTCCCTGATCGTGAACATTGGGACTGAAGACATCCCTGTGCAACTGTTTGCTGACGATATTGAGGACATCAAGAAAGCCGGGCTTACCGATGTCATGGACATGTTTACACGAGCCACACCTGACGCAACGGGTACGGCCGCTACTCTACGAATTAACCCAGAGTCTTTGAAGGGCGTGGAGTATCGCTTTAACATCGAGCCGAACTCTACGACTAAACAGAACAAAGAAAAGTCACTGATGAGTCTGAAAGACTTGATGACCACTGTTGCATCTCTTAAGGATGTGATCACCAATGACCCCCGTATAGAAGTTGACTGGCCGCTGATGATGAAGTCATTTGAGCAATTCTCTGACATTAAGGGTGCTTCCGGATTCATTAAGATGAAGCCCGGCCCAAGCCCGCAAGAACAGGCACTGCAACAGCAACTCCAAGACTTGCAACAACAACTTCAAGACGCACAGATGAAGGCATCTCAGGACAAACCAAAGACGCTTGGTGAGTCGATGAGATGGACACCTCCAGAACTAACGCCAAATGAGCGGGCACAAGCTTTACAGCAGGTGGGTATTACCCCCGATCCTGCGGGGCCTCCTCCAGCGGTTACTGAACCTACCCCGCCAACCGTCAACGCCAACGGCATGATGTTCCACGATCCAAGCATAGCAAAGGCAGCCGAGGTCATGAGTAAACCTAGCCCCAGTCCAGAAGCCTCACAGCCAATCGTGAGTGACACCGGCCATATGTTTAACGATCCGGCGATAGCAAAAGTCGCCAGTGCAATAAGTAAATCGTAAGGAGTAAAACATGTCGGGAGCGCAAAACGGAGTAATGGGTGATGCGGACGAGCCCACGTCACTACCAGTTACTGAGGTGCCAGAAGAGGTAGTTACTGAAGAAAAGAAGATGGCGCAGTACTCCACATCTGCGGAGTACAAACGTCTTGAAGATTTTATGAAGGCACGAATTCAGTTTTACCAGAATTTTATGCCAGACGGCCGATCAGTTAAGGACATTAACTTGCAAGATTGGGAACTTGCCCAAGGCTGGAAGGTGGCAAATATAGTAATCACCGAATTCCAGGGGGTTATTGACGCATATGAGCGTGCGCGGGAGGCGGTAGAAGGTGCAGGACGAGAAAGCTAGGGCTTGGTTCGAGAAGCACGGCTTAACACCTCCAAGTACCACTCCGCACGGCGTTACCCCAGATAATATCGCGGAAAAGCTACGCCCACTTAAGGTGCATTCTTGGAGACTTGAAGGCAATCGTTTAGTCGCTAAGACAGACATGGGAGATGTTGTTAACCATATTAGCCCCGAATACGTGATGACAGGGGTGGACACTAACAACCTCCCCATATTCAAGAAGCTATAAACCGCTTGTGCCAATAGCATATACGCCGTGGTATCCCCTTACTGACGGTGTCGTCCGGCCGTATACGAGGACTGATTAAAAAACCAAAAGCGCCGCCCGGCTTACGTGGGCAGAAAAGGAAAAGTGAGATGCCAGACCCCACCGACACTCAACCAGTAGAGCAACCGGAAGTTCCCGTAGAACAACCAGTTGAGCAGCAGGAAGAACTAACGCCGGAGGAGCAAGCACTTGCTAATCCACAGGAACCGGAGCAACCTGAAAACCCGGAAACACCGACGCAGCCAGAAGAAGAAAGGCCGCCATCACGCCGTGAGCAATTACGCGTGCAGCAACTTTTGAAAAAGTATGGCCCACCGCCGGAACGTGTACCTTCTCAGAAAACTCCCGACTTTAGAAGTCAAATAGAAGCAGATGAGCCAGTGTATCAACAGCTTGAAAGTACTGCGCAGCAGTACGGTGCTGATCTTTTTAACCAAGGTTTGCAACAGGCTGACTATACAAGCTGGCGACGTTTCCTGCAGATGGATGAAAAGCAAGTACGGTCTCAATACGACGTACTAAATCCATCTAAGAAAGACGTCTACCATCCTGCCTTAGAGGATGCCCTCAGAGGTAAGTACCTGCGCTTCATCGGTTACAACCCTGGAGACCCTGCACGGGGTATAGCTCCGTCAGTTCAGAATTCCGATGTCAGTTACTACGACTTTGTCGAATCAGAGATGGAATTTGCGGATGAGATAGCTTCCCAGAGGGTAGCAAACAGTACACAGAACATCGCGAAGCAAGCCGCTAATGCAGGACTTCGCCCAGATGGTTCCAGCGCCAAGCCACTTAATTGGCAAGGCAAAGACCCTTCTGTCATGAGTGAAGCAGAGCTAAAGGCTGGCATTGCCGCCACTATGCCTCGTGATTCTCAAGGTAGATTCACCTCACACAGTTAGTAAGTAAATAAAAGAAAGAGAAAAACAGAAATGACACAAACTGCTACTAATGTAACCCGGTCTATCGCCCAGACCGCGCAGTATGTTCAAGAACTATGGAGCCGTGAGGTTCAGCAACCCTTTGACGCTAAACTGCAAATTGCTAAGTTAGTAAAAGACCGCAGCGGTCTTGCTGCTGACGGCGGCGACCTAATCCGTGTACCATTCACCGGTACGGTAAACGCCCGCGCAAAGTCTGCGTCTACTGATGTAACCTTTGACTCGCCAGATGGTACCGCGATCACCCACAACATCGACAAGCACTACTACGTAGCTGTCAAGATTGAGGACATCGCAAAAGTACAATCTAACTACGACCTCCAGACCGCTTTCAAAGAGCGCATGGCCGAAGGTCTGGCACGTCAGATTGACACCGATGGTATGGCACTATATGCCTCTGCTGGCGCAAGCGTATCAGGTGGTTCCGCAGTTGACGACGCTGACATCCTGTCAGTTGTCTATAACTTCGACAACGCCAACACTCCCCAAGACATGCGCCGTGGTATCATCGGCCACAACACTAAGACTGACCTGTTGGGCATCAACAAATATGTTGCTTATGACCAAACTGGTAAGACTGGTAAAGCTGTAGATGGCAGTTCTGGTCTCGTTGGTTCTTTGTACGGTATGGATTTGTACCACTCCGGTAACGTCGCCACAAGCACCACTGGCCGCAACTTGTTCTTCCACCGTGACGCTATCGTGATAATCCAGCAGCAGAAGCCAAAGTTCGAGATGGAATACCGTGTAGCAGCCCTCGCCACTGAGACAATCCTGCATGCTATCTATGGTTGGGGCGTTGAGCGCTCATCCAGCGTCATCGAGCTTACCCGCACGACCGCTCCGTAGTAGAAACGTAAAATATAAGAGGACACCAATATGGCAAACGACAAGTTAAGCGTGCAGCACCTGGATCGTGATCCTAATGATCCACGTCGCAATGTACCGGCTGAGACGGGCTTCTCATTAAACGAGGATGACCCGGAAAAGGAACCACAGTTCCAAAATCCAGTCGAATAACAGAGGTAACACTCTCAGGGATACTGCTCATGTCAATGGGCAGTATTTCTGTTTATATCTACAACAATGAGACACCAAAAGACATCTGCCGAAGAGATACTCAAGGCAGAAAAGGCTGTTGATGACCGGCGGCGATCTCGGTCTAATGGCTTTGAAAAAATGAGTGAGCGCGATGCTGGCCACGCCAAACTTCATAACTATAACGGCGGTGAGGTGCGAATGTTGTGGCATATCCCCAAGGATAGGCGTGAGGATGGTTTGGTTTATAGCGGCATACCTGATGGGATGTTCGGCCTAGAACTAAACGATCAATTACTTGTGTTTGATGCTGAAGAATTTAGGAGGCAATTACGATGGGTATGACAATTAAGATTTATGGTTTTGGATGGGTTGGCAAGGCTGTTTATGACATATTCCCAGAAGCCGCAGTGCATGATCCGGCACTTGGGTTTGTGAGCGACATTGAAGCGGATGTTGCTTTTGTTTGTGTTCCGACCCCAAATGTCGGAGAGGGTTCACTGGACATGTCGGTCGTTGAAGAAGTAGTGAGAACTTGCCCGGAAAACTTTATTGTTATGCGTTCCACTGTTAACCCTGGAACTTGTGACCGCCTGATGGCCGAAACGGGTAAGCAAATCGTGATGCAACCAGAGTACCTAGGCGAGACAGTCGCGCATCCTTTACTCGACGAGGGCAAGCGTAGCTTTCTAATTATTGGTGGTCAATCCACAAGTCGGCGCAAATTGATCGAGCTGTATCAGACCGTCTACAACGCCAATATAACTATCCGCCAAGTCACTGCCCTAGAAGCCGAGGTTATAAAGCTTTCTGAGAACCGGGCTATCTCCTTCAAGGTTGCCCAGTGCCAAGAACTCTACGATGTCTGCGAACTTGCGGGCGTAGATTATTACACCGTGCGTGATGCAGTTTATGGTGATGACCCAAGGTTTAACTTGTGGTGGACATTTGTGTATCCGGACAAACGGGGGATGGAATCCAAGTGCATCCCCAAAGATCCGTATGCTTGGTGCGCATGGGCTGAATCGTTAGGTTACGAGCCGAGGATTAGCCGAACAATTCTAGAGAAAAACAAGGACTGGTTGGCACAAAATGCTTAGTATCGTCATCCCAAGTCGGAACGAACGTTGGCTCCAACAGACTATAGATGACCTATTGGCCAAGGCTGAGGGCGAGGTGGAGATCATAGTCGTCCTAGACGGCATGTGGCAGCCAATCAAGGATGACCCGAGGGTAACCATTGTCCACCATGGGATGATCCAAGACAACATCGGCATGCGCGACAGCATCAACACGGGGATGTTACTAGCCCGTGGTGAGTATGTCATGAAGATTGACGGGCACTGCAGGGTCGGACAGGGATACGACCTAATACTTGCAGCCGACTGTGAGGATGATTGGGTGGTAGTCCCACGGCGTCACAGACTTGACGTTGATAACTGGGAGCTGATTGATGATGGCCGCCCACCGGTTGACTACATGTTTATCGCTTATCCGTATGAACGCCCATACGACAAAACCTGTGGGCTACACGGCGATATTTGGAAGCAAGCATATCATGACCGGAAAGACATCCTGATCGACGATTTGATGACCATGCAGGGCTCGTGCTACTTCATGACCAAAAAGCATTGGGAATGGCTGGGCGGCTTGGATGCTAGCAAGTACGGACAATTTACCCATGAATCCCAAGAGATAAGCAACAAGACGTGGCTTGGTGGTGGCCGGGTAGTTGTGAACAAGAAGACTTGGTATGCCCACCTCCATAAGGGCAAGAAACACGGGACGGGCTATGGATTTACGAATGCCCAGTGGGAAAAATGGGCATACGACCATGAAAAGGGTCGAACCTTCTGTATCGATTATTGGATGAACGACCGCTGGGAAGACCGCAAGCATGACTGGCAGTGGTTGCTGAATAAGTTTTGGAATTTTTCAGGAGAGGGCATACCAACCTGGCCTGAAAATTGGCGCGAGCAGATCAAGATTGATAAAGAAAAAGACTACTCACGGTCGGAAGGCTACGAAGGAAAGTAAGATGCCTGTCGTTGGCAACGGAGACATTGCCTCGGTACTCCCTAAAAGGGATGACCTACTTTTTTTTGCCTCCGGCGTGAGCAATAGCCAGTGCCTCGACGAGGCAGAGTATAGCCGTGAAGCTAGACTCCTTCAGAACCAGGATAAGCGTGCGCACATAGTATATTTCTCGTCCTTGGCGGTGTTATGGTCTGATACCCGTTACTTCCGGCATAAACGATACATGGAAGTATTTATACGAGAAAATTTCCCGACGTGGACGATTGTACGAATAGGGAACATAACCTGGGGCGATAATCCGAACACGCTAATTAACAATTTGCGTTTCCATCCTAGAAGAAAGCTTAGGGATGAGTGGCGGTACATCGTAGACAAAGATGAGTTTTTGCACTGGGTAAACCTGATACCAGATTGGAGTTGCGAGATTAACTTACCGGGCAGGCGGATGAAGGTTAAGGAGGTGTATGAAAAATACGTTAGACCATATCAAAAGTAAATTTACGGCAGATACGGCCAACCCGGTTCAAATACCAGATGTAAGCCGTTTGGACTTGGTGCGCTGGTTCCGGGAACTGGATTTCAAAGTAGGTGCCGAGATTGGCGTTGCACAAGGTGAACTGTCGAAAATAATCTGCGAGATAAACCCACAGCTAAAGCTGTATGGTGTAGACGCCTGGCGATCGTACACCGGGTATACCGATTATGTCCGTTCCTCAACCTTTGAGGCTATGCGCAACCAGACACTTGAGCGCATGAATCCGTATATCAAGCGTGGCAGATTTGAAGTTGTAGAGAAGTTCAGTATGGACGCGCTAAATGACTTCGAAGATGGCTCGTTGGACTTTGTGTATATCGACGCTAACCATGAAGCACCGTTCGTAAACCAGGACATTCAGGGCTGGAGCAAAAAGGTTAAGCCGGGTGGCATTGTCGCAGGGCACGATTATGCCCGGATCAAGCGTGTGGAATGGGGAGTTATAGAAGCGATACACGGTCATGTAAAAACACACAACATCGACCCATGGTTTGTGTTGGGAACGGATGAGGTTGTACCCGGCCAGGTACGGGAAGGCGCACGAACATGGATGTACGTAGTCCCCGAGTAGCAATTGTGTCCGCCAACTTCGGAAGTTTTGATAAGCCGGTCGATGACGGGCGGATCACTATTACCGAAAAAGAGTTTCCCGGGCGTAATAAGTCGATGACCCCACGTCTACAAGCCAGGATTGTAAAGACTCACATGTGGGAGTTCGTACCCGGATATGATTACTATCTCTGGGTAGACAGTTCCTGCAGGCTTCAAAAAGGTGGGTCGCAATGGTTTCTCAACAAGCTTGGGGATGCAGACATTGCGGTGTTCAAACATCCGCACCGTAACACCGTGCAACAGGAGGCAGACTACCTCAAACATCGCCTAGCAATTAAGTGTCCATACATTACACCGCGCTACGAAGGGGAAGATATAGACGGTCAGCTGACAGCGGTTGACCCGAGCGCCCCGCTCTACGCCTCGACTGCTTTTATCTGTAAGGACTCACCAGTCCTGCGCGAGGCGATGAAAGAGTGGTGGTACCAAATTAGCCGCTACCATTCCATTGATCAGCTGGCACTCCCGCATGCCACACAGAGTCTACGAGTAAATATCATCCCGGATAACTACCTAAAATGCGAGGCACTCCAATATGTCCGAAACAGGTGATCTGACGATTGTCTACTACACCTGTAACGAGGTTCCTTTAGCATTCGCCTCCAAGGTTTACCAGCAACTACTCAAGGCGGCGCAAGGTTCCCCGATCATTGTCGTGTCACATAAACCCATGCCGGTAGATGCACAGAATATAGTTGTCGATTTGCCCAGACATCACCTTAGTATCTACCGTCAGGCGCTGATCGGAGCAAGAGCGGCGGATACCCGTTATATCGCGTTAGCTGAAGATGACATCCTGTATTCACCCGAGCATTTTAAGTATCGTCCGCAGACGGGTAAATTCGCCTACAACATGAACTACTGGAACATCGCAACGTGGAGTGAGCCAATGTTCACTCAGAAGTCGGGCGGACGGCGTAATCTAGGGAACCTGATCTGCGAGCGTGACTTGTTCATTCGTGCCATGGAAGAACGCTTCTTGCGTTGGAGAGATGACAGCAAGATTGACCTAAGCGTATGGGCGGAGCCCTCCAAATATGAACTCCAACTAGACGTATCTATACAGAAGTATGAGGTTTTTTACACCAATCCGCCTAACATCATGTTCTCACACCAGACCGCCCTATCCTTTGGTGGTTTAGGCACTAGGAAGAGATTGGGGGAGATTAGGGCAACAGAGGTTCCGTACTGGGATACCGCAAAACAAATAAGGGAGATGTATAAATGAAAAGAGTTTTGATAACCGGTGTAGGTGGCGCTATTGGGGTGCATGTATTCGCGCACCTGATGAAGAATACTGACTGGCATGTGGTAGGGATAGATAGTTTTAGGCACAAGGGATACCCAGAACGCATTACTGAGATATTGCGGGCACATCCCGAGTGGGCATCGCGCCTGACAATCTACCAACACGATTTAGTCTGTCCGATTCCCGAGGTGTTGAAACAAAAAATTGGTGACGTGAGCCACATTATCCACTTGGCGGCTATATCCGACGTACAGTACTCGGTAGAGAATCCCCGTTACACGGTCGTAGTTAACACCGAATCCACGATGACCATGCTTGACTATGCAAGGGAAACGGAACATGACAGCTTCGTTTACTTCTCAACAGATGAGGTATATGGTCCAGTGCGTAAGGGTGAGGCACACAAGGAGTGGGACGTTATGCGCCCATCTAACCCTTACTCGGCATCTAAGGGAGCGGGAGAGTTATTTGCGCACGTCTATTGGCGCGCAGGATGGGTAAAACTGATACTCACTAACACTATGAATAACTTTGGTGAAATGCAGGGTGCAACCAAATATCCGGCAATGGTACAGAGAAAGCTCGAAAATGACGAAGAAGTGACGGTGCATGGAAGCGAGAAGGAGATAGGATCACGCTATTATATCCACTCGCGCAACACTGCTGATGCCCTGCTTTTTATCCTGAAGAACTTACCACCGCACGCGCACAAAGAAGGTGAACTTGATGAACCCGACCGTTACCACATTGTTGGGGATGAATGCCTGAACAACCTGGAGTTGGCGCAGTTGATAGCCGAACTTATGGGCAAGAAACTCAAGTACAAACTGGTCGACTTTCACAAGGACAATCCAGCACACGACATCCACTACGGTTTGCAAGATAACAAGCTAAAAGCAGCCGGATGGAGAGCACCACTCTCTCTAAAAGAGAGTATGCGTAATACCATTGCTTGGCAACAAGAACACAAGGATTGGGTATAGTAATGAAACAATACGACCTGAGTATTTTGATCCCAGCGCTGAAGGAAGAATTCTTAGTAAATACGGTTGCCGACATCCTGAAGAACAAGCGAGGTAATACAGAGGTGATCGTAGGGTTGGATGGCGCGTGGTCAGAGCCGGGCGTGCCAGACCATCCGGATGTACGTATCGTGTACGTCTCCAAAAACCAGGGACAGCGCGGTATGACGAATATACTTGCTCGTTTATCTGCTGCAAAGTACGTCGCAAAATGTGATGCCCATGTTGCCTTTGATGAGGGGTTTGATGTCAAGCTCATGGCCGCAATGCAAGGACACGATGACTACACGATCGTGCCAACCATGCGAAACCTGCATGTTTTTAACTGGCGGTGCATGGACTGTGGTGACGAGACTTACCAGGGTCCTGCGCCAGAAGGTTGCAAGAACTGTGACGTTAACACGCCGGATAGGTTTGAAAAGGTTATAAAGTGGTATGCTAAACCTTCCCCTCAAAGTACGGCTTACCGGTTTACTCCTGATAGGCTTCAATTTAAATATTTCAATGCGCTCAAGCGCGACCAGAAGGGTGATGTCGTCGAGACAATGAGCTTGCAAGGTTCATTCTTTATGCTCACCCGAGAAAAATACTGGGAGCTGAATATATGCGATGAGTCATGGGGTGGTTGGGGACAACAGGGAACAGAAGTAGCCCTTAAAACTTGGCTGTCCGGAGGTCGGGTATTGTGTGTACGTAACACCTGGTATGCCCATATGTTCAGGACGCAAAGTGGCTTCGCTTTTCCTTGGGGTAACCCTGCCCGACAGCAGGAGCAAGCGCGGAAGAAGTGTATGGAATTGTTCTTCAAAAACCAGTGGGACAAACAAGTTCGGCCGTTGTCTTGGGTGCTCGAACGGTTTTGGGGCGCGTTGCAAAAAGAACAGTACCAGCCTGACAATGGTGACCGCCCATGGACGAAGGAAAACTTGGCGGAGTTGAAGAAGACCGAAGGGCGCTTCCAACAGAAGCCGACCAGGTTTGGCATAGTTTATTACACCGATAACCAACTAAAGCTAAGCATTGCCCGCAAAGTCCAGGATCAGCTTCGGACTATATCGAAAGACCTAGATATACCAATAGTTAGTGCCTCGCTGAAGCCCATGGACAACATGGGGCTCAACATCCACATCAAGGGAGAAAGAGGGGTGCTATCTTATTTCCGGCAGATTGTTGCAGCGCTTGAAGCATCCACCGCTGAGTATGTTTTTTTCTGTGAGGCAGATGTACTTTATCACCCCTCGCACTTTGATTTCGTCCCTCCGACCAAAGAGGAGTTCTACTACAACCTCAACGTCTGGCGAGTACGGACAAGAGATGGTAAGACCGTTAGTTGGGATGCTAACCAAGTGGCAGAGTTGTGTTGCGACCGTGAACTGGCTTTGAACTTTTATCGTAAGAAACTGGCAGAAGTAGAGGCCGGCAAGTTTGACCGTAGTTATGAGCCGGGCGGACGTGATAGAAGTATGTACGAAAACTGGCGATCTGAGTACCCAAACATCGACATCCGCCACGATAACAATCTGACTGCAAGCAAGTGGAGCCCAGATGATTTCCGCGATAAATCCACTTGCGTGAACTGGCGGGAGACTACTATCGACAAGATACCTGGTTGGCCAAACCTGACCATATAGTGCTTGTGTCTATAGCCTCTGTTGAGCCTTTACTGGAAGCCATAAAGGTAAAACAAACATGGCAGTCACGACCTCTAATCTGATACACAATCATGGCGCAGGTGCGACGTCATTTACCACAGCGTCCTTTACTATCCCATCTAACCAGCTATGTTTGGCTAAAATTACTACCAGAGTAGACGCTGCCGATCCTAACCATCCTACCATAACAGGGTGGACGGAAGTGTCGAGCGTCAATTTCGATAACTCAGGAAGCCAGAAGCGAGAGACTGTACTACGTTTCCTGGGTACCGGCTCTACTGGTACACAGACAATAGACTTTGCTGGTCAAACACAGTCTGATGCTTTGTGGATATTTGACACCTTCCCTGGCGCAGACACAACTGGTACCAATGGTTCTGGTGCTATTGTCCAGGTTGCGACTAATACCAACACTAGTGGTGGAACTAGCCTAACCGCTACATTGGCGGCGTTTTCTAGCGCAAACAACGCGACTTATGGTGCCATTGCTGTCGGTAACTTAGGTGTAACAGTTACTGCTGGAAGTGGTTTTACGAAGACTGCCGACGATGAATCAGCGGTCAATGGTATCCACGGTACCACTGAGTTCCGTTCCGACAACGACACGACGGTTGATTTTACTTCCAATGTGGCCGGTGAGTTGGCAGTTATCGCCATAGAAATAAAAGCTGCCAGTGGATCTGGGGTATCCCCTTCGGCAAGTGTTTCGCCTTCAGCATCCCGTAGCCCGTCAAGCTCAGCGAGCCCATCCATAAGTCCTTCCGCGAGTCGGTCGCCATCTAGTAGTGCATCGGCATCAGTATCACCTTCGGCTAGTAGAAGCCCTAGTTCGTCAGCTAGCCCGTCACTTAGCCCCTCTGCATCATTGTCGCCATCCAGTAGTATCTCGTTATCGGTGAGTCCGTCATCCAGTGTTAGCCCCAGTAGTTCGGTTAGTTCGTCGACTTCACCCAGCGCTTCGTTGTCGCCATCTGCCAGCGCTAGCGCCTCTATGTCGCCCTCGGCTTCAACTAGTCCGAGCGCATCAATATCAAGTAGCGTTTCGCCATCGGCCAGCGTATCGCCCAGTGCTTCCATATCTCCAAGCGCGAGTGTGTCAGCTTCGCCAAGTGCAATTATCGAGGGCAAGCTTGATGTCATCGTAGCAATCAGGAGGTCAGATACCATTATCGCTACGAAGGCTGCAACAGATATTGTTACTGCTGTCCGCCAGACGGATGAGATCATTGCCAAGAAGCAAACAGATACCCTGCAAGCGACACAATAACGCTTGTGTCAATGAAACGGGACTAGGGTATGTCTAAGGCATGGCTGCAAAAACCGGCAAAACAATAAAAGACGTTATTAGAGGTGACACCCGGGGTGTCGAGTGCGTATTTAAGGATTCTGACGGTACGCCCCTAAATCTGACTGGCGGCACTGTTTACTTTACGGTTAACAGTTCAGACGACCCATCCAGTGATAGCAGCGCAGTTATCCAGAGGAGTGCTACCAGCTTTACTGACGCCACTAATGGGAGCCATACCTTTACGCTCACTCACTCTGACACCAATATCCCGCCGGGGGAGTATTGGTACGATTCTCAGTTCATCGATTCGGATGGGGAATATTTATCTGCATACCGAGGAAAATTCATAGTTCAGAGTGACACTACTAGGACATAACGCTTGTGTCAATATGAACGGCCTATGATTTTCTTTGACCAGTAGGCAAATGCTTAAACAAAAAATGAGGAAACAAACATGTCAGCAGCTAACAAGATAGCAGCAAACGGAGCGCCAGTTGTCGATACCGATTGGGGGCTTACACTAGAGAAAACGGTAACCTTCGATGGTAAGACAGGTAGTGGGGCAGTTGGATCTGGTACCTTGTTTACTGTAACCGGCGCGGTTATTGTCCGCTTGTTTGCCAAGTGTATCACTGTATTCGGCCCTGCATCGGCATCTGTTAGCCCCTCGGCATCGATCTCGCCCAGTTCTTCACAAAGCCCGAGTTCTTCCGCATCGGCTTCAACCTCGCCAAGCGCAAGTGTTAGCCCAAGTTCTTCGACGTCATCTTCGGCGAGCCCATCAACCAGCCCAAGTGCTTCGACTAGCCCATCCCGCAGTTTGTCGGCTTCACCTTCTCTAAGCCTTAGCCCTTCAGCCAGTGTATCTACTAGCCCAAGTCTTTCTGTATCGCCGTCCAGCTCTACAAGTCTGTCACTCAGCCCATCGTCGTCCGCTTCGGCTTCTGTGTCTCCGTCATCGAGCGCAAGTCTCTCACAATCGCCTTCTGCTTCAGTTTCGCCTTCTGCATCACTCTCGCCATCAAGTTCAGTTTCTCCCTCCCTCTCCACGGGATCAGGCGGAGAAATATCAGTTGGTACGGCTACTAACTCAGCAGTACTACTTGCCTCTACTGAAATATCAGCCTTTGTAGCTAACGCGATTTGGAACGACAACAGCCCCGCTACAACCATCGAGGCTACATCTACTCTTACCGAGTACTTAGTTACTGAGGACATAAAGTTCACGGTAGCTACAGAAGCAATCTCCGGCGGCGTTCTTAGGTTCTACGCTAGCGTATACCCACTCGGTGAGAACAGTAATTGCGTCGTAGCGTAGCTTCTACCTCTGTATAAAACTGCTCATGTCAATGGGTTGACTCGTATGCTAG